TGAGACTTCGCTCCAGCCCTCGTGGCCGCTGACGGCGACGAGCTTGGGGTCCTTCATGTACCGCTTCGAGAGGAAGAAGCACTTCTCCGCCACGTCCTGAAGCGCGGTGTTGATGTGCCCCTCGCGCGTGGCGAGGCGCGTCCGCATCTGGGCGTCGATGATGGCCATCTCCGTGGCGGTGCGCGCTCCAGCAACTTGGCCGCGGGCCGCTTCGGCGAGCGCCGAGATGAACGCCGCGTCGCCCTCCTGCCGGGCGATGAAGTTCTCGACGCCGGCCGGCACCTGCGGCATGGGCATCTCGTAGAACAGCGTCGACAGCGTGCGGAGCCCCTCGGCATTGGTCGGGCTGATGGGCACGAACGAGCCCGTGGCCGCCTCGACCGCCTTGTTGAGGTCTTCCTCGGTGATGAGTTCGCTGTTGAACAGGATGCGCGGGATCATCAGGTAGACGATCTGCTTCATGTGCGTGAGCAGGTCGTTGATCGTCTCCTGCTGGTTCAGAACGAGCTGGACCTCGGAGAGGCCGAGGCAGTCGACCGCGCTCTGGTTCAGCGTGAACATCGAGTAGGGGATGTAGTCCAGCTCCTGCTCGAACACGACCGCGTCCGCCTGGCGGACGTAGTGGACGACCTTGTTCGTCTCGCGGTCGTAGTACTCCCAGACCGTCACCCACTCGAACGCGTCGCGAAGCTGCGACACGTCGCTGTTCTTGTAGGAGTCGGTGATCCACTTCGGGTAGCGGTCGGGCGTGACGTCCGCGATCTTCGGCGACTTGTAGAAGCCGTCGCGCACGCGGCGCTGGAACTCGGTCCACGGGATGACCGCAGCCTCCAGCCAGTAGCGGATGTCGTCGACGTCCCGCACCGTCTGGTCGAAGAAGATGGCGCCGGGCTCGATGACCCGCACGACAGGCTTGTCGCCTGCCATGTCCCAGCCGGTCTTGAACACGCCGCGCTTGCAGAGCACCGCGTCGATGAGCGCGGTGGCCGCGCGACGGCGCATGTTGTTGGCGTCGAACACGTACTCCATCAGCCCGTTGACGAGCGGGATCGCCTCTTGGCTCTGACGGTTGCGAGGGTTCGCGGCGACCTTCGGGTTGGGCCCGAGCAGCGCCGACACGGCGGTGTCCGCGATGGCGTAGATGAGGTTCTTGGAGCAGAGGAACGAGGGGATCGCGCCGTCGCTCAGGTTCACGTCGTTGCGGGAGGTGTAGAACTCGCCGCGGTAGTAGCGCCGCGCCTTGTCGAAGTTCTTCTTCTCCGTCCGTTCGTAGAATCGCCGGTGGCGGTCGATGAGATTGCTGAGGTTCATGTCCACTCCCGGGCGATGGGCTTGAATGGGTTGCGGGACGCCGCCCGCTCATGATGCTTGAAACGGTCGAGGTCTGCGATGGTAACGCGAGCTTCGTCGGCGGGCGCGTAGTTCTGCACGGTTGCAGGCGCTTCGTCGCTGGTGAAGCGGCGGCGCGACAGGATGTCGGCGGCCATGACGGCGGTGCGCGCCAAGTCGAAGTGATGCGTGGTGCCGTCGCTGTTGGCTGTCCGCTTTGTGCGGTTGCCGTCGTAGTTGATGAGCTGGTGGAGCAGCGGTCGCGACCGGATGGTCAGCTCTTCATCGCGCAGCATGCGGACGAGGCGGGCCTCACCCTCCTGCACGCGCTTCTCGGTGGCGTACCAGCCGGGATGGTTGCGGTCGGTCCAAAGCAGGTTCCGGGCACCCTTGTCTTTCAGCATGGCGATACATGCCGCTGCGTTGGATTCGACCGCCAGGAGTGCCTGGTTGTAGAAACGCTGGAGGTTGAGCAGCCGCTCTGAGAAGCGGCCGGGGTCTTCGCGGCCTTCCCAGACTGCGACCTCGCGCCGCTCGGTGGCGTCCCACACGGTGACGGCGCTGTTGTCGCCGACACTTCCGAAGCCCGCGGGGTCGGCGCAGACGAGGTACGCGCGGCCCTGCACCGGGCGCTCCAGTAGGCTGGCCCCCTTCGGCGCGGGGTCCGGCGGCACGATGGAGTCCGCCAAGCTCTTCTTCAGCACGTCGACCGGCATGACCGGCGACCCGCTGCCCAGCCAGCCGTCGTACGGGTCCGACGGGTACTTGGACGTGAAGAGGCGCTCGTCGTTGCCCATTTCCGTCTGGAGCGACAGGCGGCGGAACGCGAGGTTGTGGAGGTCCATCCCCGGATGCCGCTTCATGTACTCAAGCTCGGTGTCGGTCGGCTTGAGCCCCGCAGGGTCAGAGCGGCAGGACGGGTCGAGCCACCACTCCAAGAACACCGGGTGGAATCGCCCCTTGCCCTCCAAGGCGTTGTGCCACATCGTCTCGTGGTGGCTGCCCGCAGAGCCCGGCGTCGACTCCAAGATGACGCGGGCGTTGGTGCGCTTGTTGACGGCCGGGAAGATGTTCGCGGCGGCCTTGCGCTGCCACTGCGCTTCACCGAACTCGGTGATGAGCAGGCGGTCGATGGAGCGACCGACGGCAGGACTGCGGCCACCAGCGGTCAGCACCTTGATGCCGCCGCCGTGGACGAAGTGAATTTGCGTCGTGCCGGGCTTGCGCCCGTCCTGCACCGGCACCTTCACGTCCGACGGCAGGCGACCGTAGGCGAACAGGATGCGCTCGAAGATGTCTTCGGCGGTGTCCTGCCGCTCGGCGATGAGCACGCCCTTCACGCCTTCGAGGTACATGCAGTCGCGGAGCAGGAGCATGACCGACGGCGTGGTGATCTTCGCCTGACGGAACTTGTCCGTGAGCACCCAGCGGTGGTCGGCGCACGCCTGCAAGAACTTCATCTGGATGTTCGTCGGTTCCAAGTAGCCGATGGATTCGTCTTCACGAACGATCTGGCACATGGACACGAACGCCCACGGGGTCGCGAACAGCGCGTTCACCTTCCCCAGGTGCAGGCCGGGGACCTGCGCGATCTTCGCGCCGCCCGGTAGACTTGTGGGTGCGGACAAGGTAGACTCCCTGACGTCTATGCTATCATGGTATGGGCTGGAGTGCGATATGGCGGAGAAGTTCATTCAGGAGGCGATCAAGCGCCCCGGCGCTCTGCGCGCGAAGATGGGCGCGAAGGAAGGCGAGACGATTCCCAAGGGGAAGATTCGCGCCAAGATCTCCGCGCTTCAGAAGGAAGGCGAGGGCGACAAGAAGCTCTCCGCCGCCAAGCGCACCCTCCTCAAGCAGCTCGTGCTCGCTCGCACGCTCGGGGAGATGAAGTGATCGGCACCGACGTACAGAACACCACGCTGCCCGACAAGCGCGGCGCCAAGGCGTCCGAGGGCAAGCGCCGCGAGATGATCAAGGCAATCATCATGAAGCGCGTCAAGCGGGAGTCCGGCACCAATGGCTGACGGCAAGTACGGTCGCATCAACTTCAAGCCGCCGGAGTCTGTCGCCGCTGCGGCGGTTCGCGGGTTGATGCTCCGTCGTCAGCAGTCGAAGTCGCAGAAGGCGGGCCTCGATCCCAAGCAGGCCGCCGCGCAGGGAATCGGCTCTGGCGTCCAGCGCGCCGTGAACCTGAAGAACCGCTCCGAGATGAGCCCGTCTACCGTGAAGCGGATGAAGGCGTACTTCGACCGCCACGCGAGCAACTACCAGCTCGACCCCGGCAAGAGCCCCAAGGAAGACAAGGGGTACGTCGCCGGCCTCCTGTGGGGCGGAGACGCTGGTCGAGGTTGGGCGAACAAGGTGGTCCGCCAGATGGAGGCGGCCGACAAGCGAGGGAAGTGATGGACCGCCGCGAAACCCTGAAGCAGGTCTACTCCAACCCCGGTCTGCGGGAGCGCATCAAGAAGCGTGTCCTCGCGGGCAGCAAAGGCGGGCGCCCCGGCCAGTGGTCCGCCCGCAAGGCGCAGATGGTCGCGCAGCAGTACAAGAAGGCGGGAGGCGGCTACAAGAGCGGCCCGAGCGCGAAGCAGAAGAGCCTGAAGCGCTGGACCAAGCAGGAGTGGCGCACGCCCTCCGGCAAGCCCAGCGTTCAGGGGCCCAAGGCGACCGGCGAGGTCTATGCGCCCAAGCGCGCCATCGAGAAGTTGCGTTCCTCCCCTGGCGGCATGCAGAAGCTCGCCGCTGCTACCCGCGCAAAGCGCGAGGCGACGGGCAAGGGAGAGCAGTTCGCACGCCACGGATTGAACAAGGGCAGGAACCGTTAGCCTAAGGCATACGGGGGCCCTCCACTCTCGGCGGCATCTTTTTCTATCACGGCCTTGCGCGAGTGCAACATGCCGTGCTACTTTTCTTGAGCACCCCTCGATGTTGTTCCGGGTAGCCCGAAAGGGTCCGTAGCTCGCGAGCGGGCAGGCGAAGCACGAACCTCAACGTTCCTTCGACCAGCCGGTCGGAGTCGCTTTTTGCGCCTGCCCCCGGCTATGGAGTGCAAGATGGCAATCTCTACCGAAATCCTCAATACCACGTTCGCGGACCTCCGCGGGCCCCTCATCAACTCGTTCATCCGCTCCAACGAGCTGCTCGACGCGCTCATGAGCAAGGCGCGCATGCCCTCTGAGGGTGGTAGCCTCATCGAGCGTTCCTTCGCCGGTGGCGCCCCCGCCCGCGGCGTTGGCGTGTTCGTCGGCGACGAGCTTCTCAACATGACGCGCCGTCAGCAGACCAAGCGCTTCCAGGTTGAGCCGCACCGTATCGTCGCGGCGATCAACATCCCCAAGAAGGAGCTGCTCTTCAACAGCGGCAAGCTCGCGGTCATCCGCCTCATCGAGGAGTACCCGCAGACCACGCTTGAGGGCGCCAAGGCCGACCTCAACAGCTTCCTCCTCACCGGCGTGTCCCGTGGCCTGGTCTTCCAGACTGCCGACCTCGCTGGCTTCCTGAGCATGAACGGCGACTTCGCCGCTGGCTCCGGCACCGGCGTGACCAACGGCCTCCTGGACTTCGCCACCCCGGCGACCCAGAACCAGTCGGTCCAGAACGTCACGAAGTCCTCGTCGTACTACCACTTCAACCAGTACGGCGCGATCACCTCGTGGGCCACCGACGGGCTCCCCACGCTCCGCAAGACCTACCGCCAGTGCGCTCACTACGCCGGCGGCATGGGCAAGGGGCCGGACCTCGTCATCATGGACGACGGCACCTACACGAACTTTGAGGACAGCCGCCTGTCCCTCGTGCGCGTGGCCCTCGTCGAGGACAAGACCGAGAAGACGAACACCCTCGGCCTTGAGCTGGGCGTCGCCAAGGTCTACTCGTCCATCGACCTCAACCCGTCCGGCGGTGGCTTCGTGACCGCGAACGCCCTCAACGGCGTCACCTACATCCTGAACACGGACTTCATCGAGATGCCCCTCATGGAGGCCCCGTCCATCACGCCGTTCACCGAGCGTGTGGGCGACCAGGACGTGGTCACCGCCATCTTCTCGATGCAGGGCAACCTCATCTGCACGAAGACCCCGGCGCAGGGCTGCGTCTCCGGCGGCGCGGTCTAATCACCGCGACGAGGTCTACCTCAACAACTTCAAGGAGATACCAACATGTCCTTCGCAAACAATCAGGTCTTTGGTGATGACATCACCGTCACCTACGGCTCCGCTGTCTACCCCCTCGGCACCGAGCGCCTTGTGCTCGGCGCCCAGACGGGCGTCGGCGACCAGGTGTGGGTGTTCGTGTACAACAGCTCCGGTGGTTCTATCGCCGCCAACACCCTCGTCCGTCACGCCACCACCTCGGCGAACGGCACGGTGTCTGCGGCCACCACCGGCCTCAACCCGTCCTACCTCGTCGGCGTGGTTCAGGGTTCCGCTCTCCCGGGCGTCACCACGACCTCCTCGACCGGTCAGGTGCTCTCGGGCCCCTACGGCTGGGTTCTGAAGCGCGGCGTCGGCACCGTTCTCACGGGCGCCGGCTACGCTCAGGACCAGGGCCTCATCAGCTCGGCGGCCACCAACGGCGCGGCCGACTCCACGGCGACCTCCACGACCGCTACCTTCGGGTACGGCCTCGGGGCGGCCGCGGGTGGCGCGGCGCAGGTCTACCTCAGCATCATCTAAGGTAGCAACCTCGCTTAGGCGAGAATAGGAGGCGGGCATGGACACATCTCTCGGTGCGCTTCGTGCCCGCCTCTTCAACTTCCGTGCATGGGACAGCACGGGACCGACGCTGGATGGCCGCATCAAGCAGGCCATGAACACGGCGCTGGACCGCATCGCGGGCGATGTGCCCGAGGCGGTCGTCCCTGACAACGAGCACGTTGTCCTGTTGAAGGATGTTGTAGGCGACGACGCCTCCATCCAAGCAAAGCTGGCGGTGACCGCCGACTCGAAGGTGCTCCAGTTCGTTACGCCCTCGGGCGCGCCGATCCTGTCGACGTACGCGTGGGTGCCGGACATCACCGGCACGTTCGACGGCACCATGCACTTCGAGGTGGTCGACACCAACGGGCAGCTTCATCGTCGGCAGTCGCGTGAGTTCTTCGTGACCACGGACCTGCTCGGCAACATCACCGGCTACTTCGTGTCCATCGACCGTCCGTGGACCGTCGGCGGGACGGCCATGTCGTTCCGCATGCACCAGCCGGAGTTCTTCGTCACCGACGACATCATGCGTGTCCTTGAACCGGGCCGCATCTTCGACGAGACGCGGCAGCAGGTGTGGGCCATCGACACCGGCGGGGCCTCGCGGCAGGACATGGTCGACTTCCGCGGCGAGGACACGGGCTACCCGTTCCGCATGTGGCGCGGTCGTCACTTCCAGCTCCCCGCGCCCACGCAGGCCCCGACGCTGCTCCTCGATGACAAGGAGCCGTGGGTCGGTCCGGAATGGGAGGGCACCTTCCGCTTCTGCTACACGTACGTCTGGGGGCGCCGCGACCCGGAGTGGACCACCGCTCCGAGTGGCATCCGCGACCCGGTCTGGGAGTCTGCGCCGTCGCCCATCAGCGCGTCGGTGTCGCACACCACGACCCCCGGTGCGGTCATCGACATCACCGGCGCGAACATCGACGCCATGATGGACTTCGGGGAGACGGGCACGCTGCGCTACGGCAAGAGCGGGATGCGGATTCGCATCTACGTCGCCCGTGACGCGCTGCTGACCTCCTCGTCGTACGGTGCCGGGTTCGACCGGGTGGAGTCCAACGGCAAGTTCTACTTGCTGGCGGAGATCGAACCCACCACGGGCACGTACACCTGGACGGGCGCGGCCATCCCCGACTACCAGCGCGAGCTGAAGCACAGCACCGGCTACTACGCCTACCAGGTGTTCCCGCATCAAGACCAGCGCTACGAGATGGACCTGCGCGTGCAGCGGCTGCCGAAGGCGCTGGTCGCCGACCAGGACACCGTGCCCATCCAGCGCGACGCGGTCATGTCCTACATCGAGCTGTGCCTGTACTACATCAGCTTGCTTGATGGTGTCGACCAGACCGGCGCGAACATCCATCTTCAGCGCTACAGTGAACTCGCGCGGCACTTCCGCAAGCGGTACGCCAATCCCGGCGGCGCCGTCGACCCCATGCCCATCACCGGCTTCACGGCAAGGTTCCGGTTCGGACGGTTTAGGGACACGACCTGACGCCTCGTGTTATACCTTAGCGGCAACCCGAGGAGAACCTCATGTCCCTGACGAACTTCTTCCCCCGCCCTCAGCTTGGCGATGTCTTCGTGCGCCGCAACCTCAACGGCAACGAGGAGGAGGCGATGATCCTGTCCGTGCAGTACAGCACGAGGGCGGGCTCGCTGTGGCAGGCCACGATGAACACCAAGAACGGCATCGAGTTTGTGACCGGCGACGCCGAGCACCGCAACGTCTTCGACTGGCGCCCGAAGGGCTGGATCTTCGACGACGTGAACGGCAACTGGTACTCGCCCGCCGACAAGGCCAAGATCGACGCGCAGCGCGCGGCGGAGGAGGCCAAGCTGCCCGTCGCTGAGCCGGAGGTCAAGGATGACTTCCATGTTGCCGATGCCTCCGAGATCACCAACGCGATGACTCGGAAGCGCGGCCTGCCGCCGAAGCTCCCGGCTCCGCAGCTTCCCCAGGTGTAGCGCATGGCAGGCCCGGACAACCAGTCGACCAAGCAGTTCTTCATCCCTATCGGTGAAGCGCCCTCGGTCTACGCCCCGTCGAACATCGCGCAGCAGATCATCAACTTCGAGACGACGATCCGCAGCACGCTGGCGACTGTCCGAGGCCCTACCGTCTACGAGCCGACGCGGGGCGCTGTCATCCCGTCGTCGGTCTTTGGTGAGATGCACGGTGTCTTCCACGCCTCCCTCGTCGGTGGCGTGGCGGACATCCTGCTGGTGCGCTCTGGCGACAAGCTGTTCCGGCATGCCGGCTGGCAGCGTGGGTGGGAGCAGATCTACTCCGGTCTGACCTCGGACACGCGGCCCGGCTACCCGGACCAGTTCCTCGTCCTGAACGACAAGATCATCTGGGCCAACGGCACCGACTATCCGCTCATCATCGACGCGCAGGGTCGAGCGGTGCCGCTGGGCTTTCAGGAAGTGCCGTCGCCTCCGTCGGTGTACGGGCCGCAGCAGCTTCCGGACAAGGGCTCGTTCTACCCCAACGCTGGCGGGTACTCGTGGCGGGGCGACGTCGGAACGCCGGGCGATGTGCTGAACGGAACGCAGGGTGCCGTGCTCGACGGCAACTGGTTCTACTTCACCCAGCTCGAAGACATCTACGGCAACCTCTCGGCGCCATCCGCGCCCTCGAACCCTGCGGTCGTCCGCACGGTGCAGGCCAGCCCGTACGACCCGAACAACCCGACCGCAGTCGCCACCGGCGCGACCATCGACGACCTCACGCGCCAGTTCATGGTCCGCATGACCGCGCAGGGCCCCGACCACACGGTGGCGGTGAACTTGTACCGTACGGCGGACACTGTGCGCGCGAGCACGAAGCCTCGCCTGCTCGCACGGTTCGCAGGCCGTGAAACGGCCATCTTTGGCGACCGTCGCGCGGACAGCGACCTCGGCCCGGAGATGGAGGAGGTCGCCCCGTTCACCGTGTTCCGCACGATGTGCGCCCACCAGGGCTGTCTCATCATCGCGAACATGCTGGTCGACCCCGGCCTCGTGCGGCGCTCGTCTCCCGGCTTCCCGGGTACCCTTCCCAAGGACGACTTCGTCTACCCTGACTCCAACGGAGCCGAGGTCACGGCGGTCGCTTCGCACGCCGGGTATCTTCTCGCGTTCACCGAGAACGCCATCTACGACATAACTCCTGACCGCCAAACTGGCAAACTTTCGGGTTCAGTTACTTTGGCGATGGGTGTCGGCTGCGTCGCTCCTCGAAGCGTGAAGGCGCTCGCGGACGGTCGGCTCATCTGGTTGGCGCGCGATGGCTTCTACACCATGACGCCGGACCAGCGCATCACGCGCGTGTCGCAGCCCATCCAGGCGCTGACCCGTACGGGCCTCAACATGGCGCGCTATCGCAAGGCGGTCAGCGTCGTGGACGCGCGGAGCTTGGAGTACCGGTGCGCTGTGGCTCCTGCGGGCGTGCAGCGCAACACGGTGCTCTTCATCTTCGATGGCGAGAACTGGCGTCGCGAAGAGCTGGGCAACGGAACGGTCGGGGGCACGCTCTGGATCGCGGACATGTGCCGCACCGACGACTACCGGCAGTACATCCTCATGGCTGCGTACGACCCCACAACGGT